CACCATTTGTCGCCCCCGCACGCGCATGAAAAGCTGATCTGTATATTGCTCTATGGGGGCAGTGGCACTGCGCGTTACAGTGCCCGAACTATTCCCACTTTCTGACAATGGGCTGTTAAACCCAGAACCAGAATTAGCCAACGGTTGCAAGGTTAGAGTAGCTGCAGGAGATGTGGCGGTAGAGCCTTCAAAAGTCATATCAGGGAGCACACGATTGATTAAAGCAAACCTACTCCCATCACTAAGGTCAAACTGGGAAGACGATATATTTGCCGTTATAGCTGTGCCTGCCCCTGTTTCATTGTCGTCAATACCATCTTCATGGTTCACAAGATTGTAAGTGTAAGTTGCAGCGAGAGGAAAGTTGCGTAGCCCTGAGTCTAACCATGCAGTGCGTCCCAGTGACCCGTAATACCAAGTATCTTCTAGGTAATTATAGATAACGTATTTGTCGATCTGTTCTTGGTTTGTGGAACAATAAAACCACCATATTTCGTGAAATGCTTCGTTAGTGCCCGCAAAAAACTGGTCGTACTGTAACGTATTTAGGTTATTAAAGATATGACGCTTAACATCACAGCGAAGTGGTTGTGTGCGACCATCGTATTTATAGAACTTATCTTTACCCATCCAGTATGCGACACCGTTAGCAAACGCTACACTGTTCTGAGATGCAATTGATATGTTGTTACCAACAAGCTGTGCGCCCCATACAGCGGGTGCTCCAACATACTGTATAGAATACAACGCAGAGTCCGACCAAACTAGAACCTCCTGACGAGCCTGTTTTGCGGCTACAATTTCAGTGCCACGGGAAAGTCGTAAATCACCTGCTTGGTTTGTAGACGCAGGGGTCCAGTTAACTGCGCTCTCTTGGTCGGACCACCTAACAAGCATAGGATCTTGCGTAGCACTACCTAAATTATTGCAGCCGAAACAAAATACAAACCTGTTAATATCAGATACTAGCAGCAAGTTATGCACTGTTGGTACGTTAGACGCACCACCAAGACTTGAAAGTAATACACCGCGAGTGGATACTCCGCTGGTAGCATCCCAGTAGTATATACTGCCGCCGCGCACACCAAATATTAAATCTTCACCAAAGTTAGATTGGCTCCAAAGCCGAATAGCTTCATTAGATGCAAGTCCGTTACTCCACGTACCACCACCCCAAGTACCCGCACCCCAGCCTGTAAGTGGAACAACTGATGCTTGACCTGTAGTGATTTGGTAAGCTGCAGTGACGGCCCCGCCACCATTGCCTGTGTCAGACGCGTTAGCCGTAGCAGATACGGTTATAGTATATTCGTTTCCACTATTAACGGCTGTTATTTGGTGTTCAGCGTTTAGGATTGCCGCAGTAATGTTACCACCCAAAGAGGCTGCGCCACTAAATGTTACAAAGTCATTGATAGACGCCCCATGACTAGCGTCAGTCACCGTTATAGTAGTGCTACCGTTAGTAGCTGCAAAAGTGGCAGTATTGGTTGTGGTTGCACGGATCGGTGTAATGTCGTTGTACGCGCCCCCTTGCTCTAAGTAAAACTTCAAGTTTGTACCTACTCCCACAAGGTTAAACCCAGATAGGGTTACCCAGTTCCACAACGAGCGACACACACCCAAAAATGTAGAAGTAGATATTCTGTTCCACCCACCTATTTTCTCTGGAAACCCCTGCCTAAAACGTATTTTATCGCCGTCGAACCAACCATTTCCTGAAGAGTAGCTAGTACGTTCGTCGTTTATTCCGGGTTTAAACTGGAGTTTCTGGAAAGGCATTTTACACCTATGAAGTTTCAGCAAACATTGGAGGGAATGTGGTTACACTTATAGCCACATGTTGTTTTAGATTTAACACTTCACCACAATCAGAACACATATCTGCGGCAAGTTCGGATTCATCTAAATCATAGCCACAAGCATCGCACACCTGATGTATTACATGAGCAGGCTCTACTGAGCCATCTTCTAGCGTCTTTGCTTTATTTTCTACGCGCATACAAGCACTCCTCTACTTTCCACTGCATAATCTTTCATACTGTTCGTTGTGCACAATAGTGTCGGTTAGTAACTGCTGATCATTCTTTAGAAGCCAAGCGGTCACATGAGCGTCAGCAAAATAATGCGGTTTTGCTATATCACAATAGCCGTTAACCGTCACGCTTTCGCACCCACTTATTAGCACGATTGAGCAGAGCATCATCATCCAAACGTTTAACTTCATTCTCTACATCCTTCGCCGTCAACATATCATCAACACGTTTTTTAGTAGCTTTTGCGCGTACTTTCTGTGCTCCGCTAGCTGCACCCTTCAAGTATACCATAAGCATGGCACCAAGAACAGCCACCGCAGCATAAGCGTACAATTTAAGTCGAGCTAGCATAAACATTAACGGTCACCCTGTTTCCATTTTTTGGTACGCTCAATGTCAATCACGCCTGTTCCGACTAGAATCACTATCGACAGAGCGCCCAAAATCAGGAGTTTCTGCCAGTCTAGCCCACCTAATGTCCCAACCAGCGGGGTAGCAAGTCCAGCAATCTTTGTGACCTGAGATGCTTGGATCGTCTTCGATTGGGCTAAGGATTTTCTGGGTTCTTTTGGAGGGGTCTTGTCCTGAGCTATCCATTTATTCACCCTAAACGTTGGACAAGCCTTGGTAACATCTGGCAAATCATTGTGACCAACAATCTGAGTAATGTTAGGAAACTCCATCCGCAACTGAGCAATTAGCCTACGCAGTGAACGATCTTGTGCATCGGTAAAGTTTTCCTCAAACTCATCATTCGCAGTACCGCCATGCCCTCCAAAGATTGCAACACCTATAGAAGTAGCGTTATACCCCTTGGCGTGAGCACCTGCACGTTCTACAGGACGCCCCTCAACGATAACGCCATTACGATCAATGAGGTAATGATAGCCCACATCCGACCAACCTTTGTCCGTATGCCATTTTTTAACCTCTGCAACTTTTGCTTCTGTTGTTTGGTCGGACTGCCATTCAGGTCTTGTTGCAGTACAGTGTACTACGATCATATCTATTTGCCGCATTTTTCACAAACTTCCTTTTTAGGTTTTGACGCCTGACCGTTTACATATATGCCATAAAATCCCGCGCCCGCACCAACAATTACCGAAACCATTCCAGCCTGCGCATTTGACGGTGCCTCAAGGCTTATGAACCATTCTGTTGTGCGGTAAAAAGCAAACCCGTACAGGGTTATAATTAGACGGGGCCAGATGCGCCATTTGTCTAGCCACTCAGGGGTTATCATTTCAAACCTCCATATCTACAATCTGACCTTGCGGTTGCAGGGCAGTATTGGATGCACCGAACCTATCATAACTGGATATTAAATCAAGTTTTTGCCGCTCAAGCACTTTTTCAAGTTTGTGCGCAAGTAAATGTTCCTTTTGCACCTGCTGCTGCGCTTGGTAGTTTTCAATACTCTCGCGGCTCCTCTGCAACTCTATGGCAAATGGTAAATTTCCAACGGGATCAAGCATTGGCTAACCACACGAATCCAACAAGAGCACCCACTCCAAGGATAAACAAAAAGACCCCAGCTATCCATTCTATTATCGTTTGCTTGATTTCCATTCTTCTAAATTCGTGCTCACGTTTCTGTTTTCTAATCTCGGCTTCGATACGAAGAAATTCCTGCCAATGAGATGGCCCCAGTATTGCAGGGTGCGATATGAGTTCACGCAAGTCGTCCCTCATTTTTTGGGCTTGCTTGCGAGCTAAGAAGACTTCCATAGCTTGCGCTTGTGTGCCACCACCAAGTGCTTTATACCAAGGCGGTTTGTCTGCCATTTTTTCTGCTTGGTCTATGTCAGCCATACAGTTAGCCCACTGCTGCAACTGTTGGCCCATGTCCTGTAAGTCACGCCCGACTTGGACGCCTTTTTTCAAAAAACTATAAGCGGCCTGTGCGCCCGCTATCGCAACACCTATTTCTATCATGTCTCATAGAACCTCACAGGGCATATAATATTAGGGTGTACGCGGTAGACACGCCTGATGTTCTCAGTGTTACACTGATAATGACATGCCTTATAAAACCAGCTTCCGTAGCCGTTTATAAACAGATGTCCGTACCCTATAAATACAAGGGTACAAAGCATGTCATCGTTCCATCAAACGATCTAGTTTTTCTTCAATGCGATCAAACCGAGCTACGATCTGATTCATCACAGTAGAGCTATCAACTTTAGTGACATACTCTTTTGCCATTTCCTCTCGTGTTTTATTAAGTAGTATTTGAATACGAGCTACTTCACTATGTTGAGCTTTTAGCCACCAACCTAGCCCCCCTATTGCGGCAGTTAGTCCCACATTTATAATAGAACTCATCTCCATTACGCGTACACCACGTCGGTGGTCTGCACGTCGATTACCCATTTTAGATCAGTTGCAGCAGCACCTGTAACCGAAACCTCTAAGGCACCTGCGTCTGACGTAGATGCAGCAATTGCCAGTCCGTACCCAGATACGTTTGTGCGGGCTGTTATGTCACTTTGAACGATCACAGCGCTTCCAGAAGCCTCGCGTCTCGCTACACCTTTAATATCCCATGCAGATACATCTGTACCATCTGCGGCTTGCTCTCGTACTATGGCTGTGCCTGTAAAGGTGATTGCTGAACTTGTTGCCAAGAATATTTGGTTGGATGTAGACCCTGAACCGCCATCCGTAGTGGCAATAGTTTCGGTAGCGTTGGCAGTGGTAGCGATTAATACATACCTACCTTCTATAGTAGGGTCAGCCCATTCCGCCGCAGTAGCACCGGAGTTGACTGTTAATACTTGCCCTGCAGTACCCAGTGAAGCTGGAATGTTAACCTGAATGTCTCTACCGTCCACAGTACCTGTTACAGCTATGTTACCCGTTACAGTAATACCTGTTGCAGATGTCGCTAGTGTAGCGGCATTATCATAATACAACGTTACTGCACCATCCAATACACCTGTAATTATATTTTCTGTGCCTGTTATAGATTGCAGGTTAATTGCATCAGAACGGATATTTAGGTTAGACGTTGCATTCGCAATATACGCCTGACCGTCTTGATATATCTGTAACTCGTTACCAGAACCAAACTGTGCTTTGTTTGCATTGCCAAACAGGATGTCATTAGAATTAACATCTAAATCACCTCCCAATTGCGGGGTGGTGTCATCAGCAACTTCGCCAAGTGCGCCCAGATTAGTCCGTGCTGTAGCAGCGTCCGATGCACCTGTTCCACCATCCGCTACAGCTAAATCAGTGATGCCTGTTATGTCGCCCCCACTAATTGTTGGGCTGGTTAGGGTTTTGTTTGTGAACGTCTCGGTTCCGTCTAACGTACTAAGTGTACCTGTGGTTGGTAGCGTTACGTTTGTCGCACCTGTCGAAGTCAACGTAAGGGCATAGGCACCCGCCGTGGTTAGGCTACCAGCAAGAGAAATGGCCTTACCCGCTATAGACAACGATGCAGCGTTAGACACTGCCTCTACTACATTCGTGCCATCACAGTACAACAACATTGCGGTGCCGTCAGGAACAGCGATACCAGTACCTGAGCTAGTCTTTAGCGTAACAGTATAACTATTACCGACTGAATTATCCGCTACATACAGTTTAGAAGACGCAGGACATATAACCGTCGCATTACCTGTGAGCGCAGTCCCTGTGTCGGTAAATTTCAGTATGGCAGCGCGAGATTCTGCGGTAGTGCCGTCTGCTGTAGTTAAGGTGTGAGAATTAGTAGACCATGTATTTATAGTCGCTAACCCAGCAACGGCCTCATCGACCATCGAAGTGATGTTGTCGTTAACCGTATCGCCCCATGTACCGTCTAAAGTGCCCGAAACAGGCAACGCTAGTTTTAATAATGGTGTATATGTTGTCATACTAGCCTCACTGTTTGTCGTACACGTCTACCCAATTTGGAGTCTGTGCGTCATCCACATCCTGCCATATGAGTAACCTGCCAAGTTCACCCGTAGCTGTCACACTCGTTACTTGTACCCGCATATTAATAGCAACATCTACATCGCCTACCGTTAGTGTAGCAGAATTACCAACGACTTGGAATATTGCATTTGTAGCCACACTTACGGTGCCTATAGCACCTGTTGCTTGAACCCCTGTAACTGTTGTATTTCCATCAGCGGATACAACTACATTGCCTATAGATCCAGTCACCTGCAGGCCAGTAGGAATGATAGTCGCTGCACCTGTTATGGTAACCGTGCCTAGCGCCGTGGTAGCAGATATTCCTACGACTGTAGCGTTTGCATCCGCGACTACAGTTACGTCACCTATAGCGCCTGTGGCTTCTACTCCAGTGAGCGTAAAGTCCGCATCACCTGTAACAGTTACAGACCCAATACCACCTGTGGCTTCTAAACCAGAAGGTTCTATTAAGGCCGTACCTCTTATGGTAACAGAGCCTAGCGCGGTAGTGGCTTCCACCCCCGTCAAACGAGCTATGTTCTGCTCGAATGTAGACGCTAATGGTGCGCCTGTAAGAGGGAAGAAGCCTAACATCTAGTTAGCTACTCCGGGCACTTTGTCATTTACGGTAGGTAGGGGTGACGTATCAAACAATATACTATCTTCTTTTTTAGGTTTTGGAGTTTCAAGGGCGGCAATAAAACGGTGAAGCACTGCTTCACGACCCATCCTTAATTGGTCCATGTTAAACTGGGTGTTCCCAATTTTACGCTCCAAGTCTTGAACGTGACTAAGCAACAATTTTTGCTCGTCCGTCATCGCATCAATGTTATATTCTTTTTCATTGACTGTAATGACGTTTGTTTTTTTCTCGGTCATTTTAGTCTCCTTTTTAACAAACAGCCATTTGAGCTTTACGCATCAAACAGCCGTGCTTCCTGCCATATCGTCTTGAGCCATAACCCAAGCATAACATTTATCAAGGAAAGCATCTCCTGATGTGGCATTAATAGCATCTAAATCTGCGTGGTAACGCTTGAAGTCTACCTCGCGGGTGTCGTCTGTAGGCGTTGACGTTGCATAGGCGCTAAGGTCAATCATTACAGAAAACTTAGGGGGGTTATCACCGCCGTCGATTAAATCTGCACCACGTTGGCGGGATACTGCCGCTGTGATGATACGATAGTAAGCGTCGTTGAAGGCGATACCGTATTGGCTTGCCCCTTCTGCGATATTATGTTGTATAGCCATTGTTTGTTTCTCCTTTAGGCATACGTTACTTCTGCTGTTGCAATGTTTGCAACCCAACGAATATTTGTTGCTGCAACACCTGTGGCTTGAACGTTTAGGGCATTGTTTGTGTTGTCAGCATACAAATTCAACTTCCAACCACTTGATCCAATCTCTGAAATGTTAAAGATTGGTAGTGTAGTTGTGCCACCGTCATTTACTAGCAGTCCACGTATTTCCCACGATCCGTAAGACGAAGCACCATTTTGCATAGCTACGACTGTGCCTGAAAATGTAATACAGGTATCAGTAGCTGCTACGATTTGATTAGTTGATGTTGCTGTGCTGTTGTTTGTAGTTAAGGCTTCAGCAGTTGCATCTGTAGTGTCTGCACGAAGAATAAACTGACCACCTTGTGCGTCACCTGCTGCGGCAAACTGACCAGAAGCATAGGCCCTTTGTCCAGTAACCGTTGCGACTGCTTGCATTCCGTGTGCAAAAGAACCGTGACCAGAAGCCGTGTTGAAATAACCGCCAGCAACAGTAGAGTAGTTATTACTGGCAGTGCCATTAAAACCACCTGTAACAGCAGAATATGACCCAGTCGCACTATTGGCCTGACCTCCTAAAACGGCACCTCTTGCACCGCTTGCTGTGTTTGCATTCCCACCTGCTATAATTGAGTAATTGCCTGATGCTGTATTACTCAAACCACCAATTGCAGCACTGTTGATGTTGGTTTCAGCAATATTCTGGTTACCAATAGCAATAGAGTTAGCAGAAGTAGCCTTTGACAGATACCCCATAGCAATACTATTAGAACCACTTGCACCGTAG